ATGATACAAAAAATCAAAACAGTATGGAAACACATGATTTCAGAGACAAAAAAATCAGCTCTAAAATCAATACTAGAAGAATCTTCATTTGGTGTAAATGATGAAATCTATGTGAAACAAACTTGGATTTGGGGAGGTAGAATTCCAGAAGCATATCAAAAAAAGGTTTTAGAAATCTTCCAAAACGAATTGAAACTTCAAAATGAAAAGCTTAATGAGCAAATAACTGCAAAAGCCTAAATCATGAAATACACTAACCAATTATCCCCTACCGAAAAACCAATTGCAGAAAGTATCGCTCTAGGCTATTCAATTAAAGAAATAGCTGCAAAAAGATTTAGAAGTGTTGAAACTATAAAAACACATATCAAAAATATTTGTTCAAAATGGAATGCTCGAGGTGTAGTAGATATCACAAGGATTTACACTATTGAAAATTCAGACAAATTCAAACTTATGGTTCTCATTTTATTTATGGCTATTCAAGGCTATTCAATAGCTGGTAATTTAAAAACTGAAAGAAGAAGCACTTCAGTAAGAGTTACTAGAACGATAAGAACATCATCAAGAACTAGAAAAGATTAATCAGATGGAAGGAGATATTCTTAACAAATTACAAGTATTAGAGGCTCACGCAAGCCTAATATTAAAATCAGTGACAGGGCTGAGAAAGGAGCTGGAAGATAGTGGTGCATCTGAAAGCTCCTCCCGAAAGGGAAAAATATCTCCACAAGAAAAAGCTAAAATTTTAGGTAAAAGACATAAAAACAGAATGAAAAAAGCCACCCGGTAAGATGGCTTTTGAAATGATACTCGAATCACCAAATATCAAATCTATAAATCATGACAAATGTACTTAAAAAAATTACGATTGGGAATCCACTTTTCAATCTAGAAATGACAAAAGAGCTTAAAGCTTATAATGAAGCTAAATCAGATGAAGAAATTGCAAACATCTACCATAATCTTCTAAATCAATCAGAAAATAAAAAGAATGAGGTCTTGAGAAACTTCACGTTTGCAATGATTGCATTTTCTACTGGAAGAAATCTAACTCCTCAATTGTGGTATTATGAAAATTGAAATTGAATTCAAACAAAGTAGGTGGCTTGTAAATGGTAAAAGATTACAGGATATGAACCACGATGAAAAAACTTTTATGGACGATTTCTTCCGAGAAATGAAACTAGCTCATAATGATGATGAATAAATTAAACAAAGCTGATAAGATAATGATAGCATTCATCATTGCTCTTCTGCTTTATACAATTGGAATGCTCTCACTATTAAATTAATTACTCAAATCTATAAATCATGAAATCAATCACAATTAAGTCATTAAAGCTTACAAATTTCAAAGGAATTAAAAACCTTGAAATAAAAGAATTCGGAAAAGAAACTAAAATTTTTGGAGATAATGGTACAGGAAAAACTACTGTATTTGATGCCTTTACTTGGTTATTATTTGGCAAAGACTCAACAGACAGGACCACATTTGAAATCAAAACTTTAGACAAGAATAACAATGTAATACCAAAAATAGATCACGAAGTTGAAGCAGAAATTGAAGTTGATTTTGAAACAGTAAATATCAAAAGAACATTTCGTGAAAAATGGGTAAAGAAAAAAGGGAACTTAGAATCTGAATTCGCTGGAAATGAAACAAACTATGAGTGGAACGGGGTTCCTATGACCCAACGTGATTTCAATGCTAAGATTAGCACTATAGTAGATGAGAAGGTTTTTAAACTTATCACTTCTCCTTCAGCATTTAACTCTTTAAAGTGGCAAGACCAAAGACAAGTATTAATTGATATATCTGGAGGAGTTACCGATGAAGCAATTGCAGATGGTAATGAAGATTTTTTAAAGTTACTTTCAAACCTTACCAATAAATCTATTGAAGAATACCAAAAGCAAATTAAAGCCAGCATAGCAAAGTCTAAAAAGGAGTTAAAGTTTATTCCTTCAAGGATTGATGAAGTAGAAAGAAACAAACCTGAGGCAGTTGATTTTGTTGAATTGAAACAAGAATTAACAGATAAGGGTATTCACAAAAAATCTTTAGAAAATCAAATCTCGAATAAGCTAGAAGCACAGCAAGAATATTTAAATCAACGTGGGGCAATTCAAAGAGAGATTCACAAAGTAGATAGTGAGATCAATGATATTAAACATCAACTTAGACAAGAGGCTAAAGAAAAGTTTGCAAATTCTAATTCGGAAATCACTTCAGTTCAATCAAAGATCAATGAAATTACTTCTGAAGTTCAATCATCATCTAATGGATTAGAAACGCTTAAAAGTAAGTTGAATTCTAAGAATAATGAACTTCAAGCTGCTCAAAATAAAAGAGAAGAACTTATACGAAAATGGAACGAAGTCAACGCTAAGGAGTTTACAATGGATGAAGGAGACTGCAAATGTCCTACTTGTAACCGTGAATTTGATCCTGAAACTATTGATGAGAAAAAAGCTGAAGCAAAAGAGCGTTTTGATGCCAATAAGCAACAAACACTAAACTCAATAAATATTCAAGGTGGGGGAGTAAAATTAACTAAAGAAAATCTTGAAAAGGAAATTTCAGATCTTGAAGTTAGAATTGATAATGGTAGTAACCATATTATTGATTTAGAACTGAAAAGGGAGAACCTCCTTAATAAATCGGATGAGCTTAAATCGAACCAGCCAAATATCACTGAAGAAAGCATCTATACTGATTTACTGAACACCAATAATGAAATTGATGATAAGGTTAAAGATTTAGCGATTTTAAAGCAAAAGCTTGAAGAGGTTAAGCCAGTTGATATTTCAACTTTAAAATTTCAAAAAGATAACGTTCAAAAAGAAATTGATGAACTTAAAAACCAATTATCAATTGAGGATCAAATCGTAAAATCAAATGCCAGAATTAACGTGTTGGAGAAAGAAGAGAGTGAGCTTTCTCAAACTATTGCCGATTACGAGCGTGAGCAGTTTGTAATTGAAAACTTCATCAAAGCTAAAATTGACACTTTGGAAAGTATGATTAATGAGCGCTTTGAATTAGTAAACTTCAAATTATTTGAAACTCAAGTTAACGGAGCTCAAGTTGAAACGTGTCAAGCCTTAATTAATGGAGTTCCTTTTAGTGATGCGAATACAGCAAGTAAAATCAACGCGGGTATAGATATCATAAATACACTTTCTAAACACTACCAAGTAAGCGCCCCAATCTTTGTTGATAACCGTGAAAGCGTTGTTAATCTTATACCTAGTCAATCTCAAATAATAAACCTAATAGTTTCTGAAGCTGATAAAAAATTGAGAGTAAAAACAAATATTACACAAGAAGCCTATGCCTAATCAGAAATATATATACATCGAACTAAGTGAAGGTGAGAAAGTTATCAGAAGGCAAATATCCTCACTTGCATCAGAAGCAAAAGACCGAAGAATGATGATGCAATTTAAAAAAGAAGGTCAAACAATAGGACTGGTAGTATCATCAGTCAAAGAGAAAATTATCAATTAATCATCTATAAATCAAAATTATGAGTACACAATCAAAAGAATTACAAGTTACAAAAGAATCAATGGTTGATAATGTAACCAATCGAATCGCAGAATTGCAAGAAGGTGGTTTTAAATTACCACCAAATTATTCACCACAGAATGCATTACAATCAGCTTGGTTAATGCTTCAAGACGTTCAAACTCGAGACAAAAAACCAGTATTGCAAGAATGCAGCAAGAACACCATTGCAATGTCTCTTTTTAAGATGGTACAATTAGGATTAAATCCAGCAAAGAACCAGTGTTATTTTGTACCCTACGGAAAAGACTTGGTTTGTATGACTTCTTATTTCGGTCAAGTTCTTATTGCCAAGCGTGCTGGATTACAAGATGTAAAAGCGAACTTAATTTTAAAGGGGGATAAGTTTAATTATCAAATTGAAGCTGATGGTAGAAAAGTGGTTACAAATCACGATCAGCCTTTTGAAAATTTAGGGAACGATATTATTGGCGCTTACTGTGTAGTAACTCTTCCCGACGGTGTTCAGGATACCGATATAATGACCATCGCTGAAATAAAACAATCTTGGCAGCAGGGAGCACCAAAAGGAAACTCTCCAGCTCATAGAAACTTTGAGGGAGAAATGGCAAAGCGGACCGTTACCAATAGAGCTATCAAAATGTATGTAAATAGTTCTGATGATGGTTCAATACTGGATGATGATACTCCAGCAATGTCACCAACTGAAGCTTACGTGAATCAAGAAATCAAATCTAATGCTCATAAAAAATCAATTGGTTTTGATGAAGATGTAGTTGATGCGGAAGAAGTTGTAGAGGATAAAGCTGAATCAAAACAGGAAACAACTCAACAAGAATCAATGCCAAACTTTTAAGAATGCAACTAAAAGTAATAGGCACAGGATCAAAGGGAAATGCTTACCTCCTCGAGAATGAGGAGGAGGCTCTTTTAATTGAGTGCGGTGTAAACATAAGAGCTATTAAACAAGCGATCAATTTTAACTTTAAAAAAGTCAATGCTTGTATAGTTACTCACGAACACGGGGATCACGCCAAATCTATAAAAGAATTAATGGCTGCAGGAGTAAAGGTTTATACTGGAAGGAAAACTTTTGAAACCTTAAAAATAGAGACTAATCATCATCGAGCAAATTCAATTTTTCAAAATGATGATTTCAAAGTAGGAGGTTTTAAAGTAAAAAGTTTTGATGTAAAGCACGATGCTGCGGAACCAGTTGGATTCTTAATCAATCACCAAGAGAGTGGGAATGTATTATTCTTAACCGATACGATGTATTGCAGTTACACCTTTAGAAACCTTAATAACATCATTATCGAAGCAAATTATTCGCGTGAAATACTTCGCGATAAACTGGCAGCAATGGAGTTTTTGAAAAATAGAATACTTCAATCTCACATGAGCTTGGAAACATGCATTGACTTTTTAAAAGCTAACGATTTAACAGCAGTCAATAATGTTGTTTTAATTCATTTATCAGACAGTAACAGCAATGAAAAGCAATTTAAAAATGAAGTGTTTAAAGCTACTGGAAAGAATGTGACTGTAGCTGATAACGGTTTAGAAATAGAATTTAATAAAACACCTTTTTAATGAATTTCAATCAGGAAGAAATATCAAAACTCAAAGCGATGCTTTTGTTCCTGGTAAACAAAAAGCAAAAAGAAAGTGATGGCCATTGCGGTTTTCATTTAAATGAACTTGAGCCAATCCTTCAGGATATGGAGAAAGATGGAAGTGTAGAAACCCATCCCACAATCAACTCAAGAATGTATTTCACGAACAAACAATTTGTTCACAATCCAGAAATATCAAACAAATAAATTTAACATCTAATTTAAATCCAATACAATGAGAAAAGTAGAAAATTACAGACCAGCAGTACTTGATTTCACAACAGAATCTAATGAGGTTCCTAAGTATTTAGGAGAAGAAAAATTTGAAACTCCCGAGGAAGCTCACAAATTTATGAATGAACACTTTGTTGCATCATCTACGAAATTTACGGCAACTCGATTTATGGATGACTATGAAATCGGAGAGTTACGACACGAGTATCAAGAGGAGCTTGAGGAGATTTTGCCAGAACTTAAAGAGCTTGAAACTAAAGCAAAAGCTGAGTTTGAGAAAGCAAAGGAAGAATATTCTAAAGCTAAAGAACAGGTGAGCGCATCTCTACAAAAAATACAATCATTATCTGATGAAGTAAGAGAAGGAACCACTGAAGTTAACTTAGATCAAGCATTTACTTATGAACTGGTATATAAAGGAAAGAGGTTCTATTTCACTATTGTCGATAAGAGAATTCAACTATGTGGTGTTAGAGAAATTCCTCTTTACGAACAAGATGACTTAATCAGTTCTTCTGAAAGAAATGCACAAAGTTTTGAATCTATGCAAGAGGTTGTAAATGGGTAGAAGATTAAAACATAAACGTGGTCGCCCATCCAATTACAGAAAGTCTATTCAACAAAATGAAAACTGGCCAATTGTAAAAAGGAAAGTAAGAATTCGTGATGGTTTTAAATGTGTGCTATGCAGCAGCAAAATAAGATTAGAAACACATCACCTTACCTATACAAAAAACGGCCAATCTATAGTGGGGAAAGAGCTTGAAAACTTGGATGTGGTGGTTACTGTTTGTGAAGATTGTCATCAAGAAATACATAACAATGACAAACACAATATGAACCCTAAAAACTATAATTAAAACTAAACTAATGGCTAGACCTCAAACAAATAAAGTTGATTATTTCCCTCATCCAGTTAGGCACGGGAAAAAAATGAGCTACCTCGAGAAGAAATATAAGAATGATGGATATGCAACTTGGTTAAAAATTTTAGAGGAGTTAGGGAATACGGATTTTCATTATTTAGACTTATCTGATGATGTTCAATTAATGTTTTTATCTGATCGTTGTTTAGTATCAGAAGAGGTGCTAATCAATATCATTAATGATTTAATTCGACTCAAAGAATTTGATAAAAATCTATGGGAAAAACATCGGATTTTGTTCAATGAAAAGTTTGTAGAAAGTATAAAAGATGCCTATAAAAAGAGATCAAACAATTGTATTGATAAAAATTCTTTACTGCTTCTTTTAGATAGTTTAGGGATACTTAAACTAAGTAAAAGTAACCGTAAACCTAATTTAAGTAAGAACAATACACCCGTAAACCCACAAAGTAAAGTAGAGTATAGTAAAGTAAAGGAAAGTAGAGAGACGCGCGCGCTAGATTTTCTTAAAAATAAATACCCTTCAAGGTATGAAACTGATTTCTTGATCAAGTATGCAAAAAACATTCAAAACAAAACTAAGTTCAGAGATGATTTTAATGATACCGTTGATCAGGAAGAATTAGAATACACCGATAAGATTCTATTTGCCAGACTTGGAAAATATGCTCGCAATTGGATAGAAAATCAAAACAAATACAAAACCCAAAGTACAAGTAGCAACGATGTAGATAGATTCTACAAAAATATACCCTCAGGATAATGGAAAAAGGAAAATTGCCACCACAAGCCCCAGAACTTGAAGAAGTAGTCTTAGGAGCCTTGCTAATAGATCAGAAAGCTATTGAAGAAGTTGCTTCAGTGATGAAATCAAAGATGTTTTATAAATCAAAACATCAAGATATTTATACAGCAATCGAAAATCTCTTCCTAAAAAATGAAGCAATTGATTTACTCACAGTTTCAAATGAGTTAAAATCTACGGGGAAACTTGAAAAAGTTGGTGGCGATTACAGTTTAATTCAGCTAACTCAACAAGTTTCTTCTTCGGCTCATATCGATTTTCACGCTAGAATTATAATGCAAAAATATATTCAGCGGCAATTGATTTCTAATTCAAATGCAATAACAAAAGAAGCCTATGAAGAGGGAACTGATATTTTTGAATTAGTTGATAAAGCTTATTCTCACCTCAATTCTGTAACTAATTTACTCATAAAAAATAAAGAGATTGATCTTCGATCTTTGACTGAGGAAATTTTAAATCACGCTGGAAAACTATACCGAGGCGAAGTCAAATCTGGAATCGACACTCCAATTTCAAACTTAACTTCAAAGATGGGAGGATGGAGAGATAATGAACTTATCATTTTAGCGGCTCGTCCTGGTATGGGGAAAACTGCATTTGCATTAAAAGCTGGATGGGTGGCAGCTCTTCAAAATATTCCCGTTGGTTTTTTTAGTCTCGAAATGGGAGCTAATCAGCTCTTGAGTAGACTGTGGTCAATGGATCTTAGAATCGATAATGAAAAGTTTACCAAAACGGGATTAAGTCCTGATGAAGAAAAAATTGTTGTGAACAGATTAACCCAATATAATCAGATTCCATTTTACATCGATGACACCCCATCATTAACAATTCAAGTGCTTTCAACAAAGGCAAAAAAATGGAAAAAAGAAAAAGGTATAAAGATGATAATTGTTGACTATTTACAACTTATGACGGGAAGTAAGAACAACAGAGAGCAGGATATTTCGTCTATTTCGCGAGGTTTAAAATTATTGGCAAAGGAACTTAGTATTCCTGTGATTGCACTCTCTCAACTATCTAGAGCAGTGGAACAACGCGGAGGCAATAAAAGACCAATGCTCTCAGATCTTAGAGAATCAGGTGCTATTGAACAAGATGCGGACGTGGTACAATTTATATACAGACCAGAGTATTACGGTATCGATGAGTGGGATGATGATGAAAGAGGTCCTACTGCTGGACAAGCTGAATACATAGTTGCCAAAAATCGAAATGGAGGTTTAGTTCGAGATAGAATGAAGTTTGAAGGGAGGTACACAAATTTCACTAACATCGATGATTTTGATGATTCGGAGCTGGATGTTGTTCAGGAAGTAAAGCCAGAACCTAATTTCGATTTAAAGAATGCGTTTGATTCGGATATCAAACTACCTGCCGATAATGATTTTCAATTCTAAAAATACAACATAATTGCAATTATCGTTTGATATACTGACAAAGTTTTTTTATTTTTAAATTAAATATAAAATAAAATTGCATATTATTTAAGTTTTACTTAAATTTGTAACCTAGGAAGATTATTATGAGCGAAATATTTAGAAAATACAGTTGGGGATCAGATTCAAAAACCATTGACATTGATGGTAACATGAATTCAAAGGGCATTTTTCATTGTGGTAATGAAGATGATTCTTTGAATTCAACAGATTCTAAACTTCACTCTTACTATGCTAGAATAAACCCTAGAGGTGAAAAAAGTTATTTTGATAATGTAGGTAAAATTTCTGATTTACAGAACTCTATCAATTCAGAAAGGAATTTACAGAAAGAGCTTGAGAAAAATATTTTCAAATTATCTTCAATATATTCCTCTGATGATTCTGAACATTTATCTGAAAAATTAGGTTTCGTTACTCATTGTATATTAAAAGCCTCTGAATCTTTAGAGTTTGAGCCTAAATCTCTTAATTATGGAACAGAGTTTTCTCAAATAGATTTCTCTAAATATGAGCATCTTTATAATTCTTACGAACCACATAACAAAAACCAGTCAATACTTAAATTTGATTTATCGGATAAAATTGACCCATTAACTTTATCGGATAAAATTGACCAATTAACCAAAGCTGTTGCTCAAAGTCTAGGCTTAAATATTTCTTTGGAGCTTTCAAATAATCCAGTAAAACTTAGAAATTGGTTAGAGTCTTGTAAGAAAGCGCTAGAACTCTCAAAAAATAGAGAAAGGAACTACAAAAAACAAATTTCAAAGATTTCTAAAACAATTTTTCAATGGAGTCTAAATCTTAGAGATAGTTTTACGAAAGTTTATAGATTCTACTTTAATAATTTAGATGACGAAGAAAGTCTTACTTATACATTTTCAGTATAGGTAAGGTCAAAAATATGGCCTTGCATTTTAAATATATAATAATTAAAACCGCAAGGTATGTCACAAGAAAAAAAAATATTAATAGCACAAATAGATAAAGCTTTAATTGCAGATCACACAACAGAAGAAAGCAGAACATTATTATTGATGTTTCGAGACGAACTTAATAATACTTCAGATAAAACAAAATTGCAAAACATAGCATTGAAAGTAGTAAAATATCTTACTACTGGAGCTCACATCGCACTACATTTAATTGATCGAATTGAATAAATATGGAATTAGGAAAAGCACTTCAAAAAATTTTAAAACAAAAGGGAATCACTCAATCTGTTTTAGCGGAAAGAGTAGGTAAATCCCCTACAGCTATTTCACAAATTATGAAAGGTAAATATAATCCTACATCTGAAACACTTGATAAGATTTGTATGGAGTTGAATGTGCCCACTGCTTTAGTTTATTTTCTAACGATTTCTGAAAATGATATTCCTGAAGAAAAAAAAGAATTATATCGAATGCTTGCTCCAAGCTTAAAAAGCTTTATAATTGAAATGTTTGGTAATGATTACAAAGAAGTCGTAAATTTAAATTGATATGATATATTGGATAAATTACATTAAACCCCTTTAGTTTTAAATTGAAGGGGTTTTTTATTATGTTGTTATTAACATTAAAAAGTGGAACTTTATCTCTGAATTAGGTCATTTTGGTAGAATGTTGTTTAAAACTTTTGAAGGAAAATTTTGTTGTATGTTGTATGTAGATACTTTATATATATATTTGTAATAACAAAAAACCCACCTGTTCCAGCAGATGGGTCTTTAAAAATCTGAGATTATTTATTAATCTCTCTTAGAATAGCTAATAAAATAAGTAACTCGATTACCATAATTTATTTTTTTAAAGCTATTAAGAACATTAAAGTCTAAGTTAACGCTTAGGCTTTTTTTGTTGACTGCTACCCCAACAATAGTTCTATACTCAGTGAACTGATGTAAAGATAATTCTTAAACAAGCTATATTTTAAGAGTGCTCATTTTTGTTCCTAACATGTTATTAACACCGTGGTTATACTTTGTAAAAGTACCTTATTACTTCCCATATATAACAAAAAAAAGAGCTTAGGTTTTCAACATGTTTTAAACATCGCTGCAACATCTTGAATTCTAGATTTAAAAGTGAAATATTTTAACATAACTTTCATTATCAGATAGTTATAACATAAATAAAAAATACAATAAAAGTAATATTTTATATTACTTTTATTCTTAGATTTGTGTCTAGATATGTCCTATAACTCAAAATCCCAGGATAAAAAAGAGGTATCTCGCTGGGCTCATTATCCAGAAGTCACAGGTTCGAACCCTGTTCCTGCTACTAGCCATTGTCATGATTGCTAATTGGGATAGTTGATTGATCCCTCTTTCATTTGTGAAAGGGGGGTTTTTTAAAAACACGATAATTAAGAAAATCGCTTAAATGCACGATAGTTTATGAATAATAAAAATCTTTCATCAATCGTTGGAAAAACAAGACTTATCAAGTGGAAGAATCTTAAATTCATTCAAGATGAAAATTTCAAAGAGTGGATTGGTGATGGTAATGATAAGCTCATTGAATCAATATTGAAATATCAATTTGCAGATCCTTTTAAGGTTTGGGCTGAGGGTGATGACATTTATTGCTTGGATGGAAAACACCGTTATCTTGATTTAATTGAAATTGAAGAAAAAGGAATTGAGGTTCCTGAAGTACTCCCAGCAACTTTCATTAATTGTAAAAATGAAAAAGAAGCTGCTGAATTAGTTTTAATATACTCATCTCAATATGCTAAAATAACAGAACAAGGATTGCTTGATTTCACTTCAAAATTTGAAATTGACCTTCCAAGCATTCAGGGCTTAAATCTAAATTTAGATATTACAGATCCATTTAAAGATTTACCATTTCCAGATGAATTAACAGCTGATAAAAAAGAAGCTCCTCCAGTAATCAAAATAACATTCTTGAATAGCAAACAACTTGATGCTTTTGAAAAAGAGCTTGAGATGATGCAAGAAACACAGGAATTTACAGGAATCAAATATTCAGTAAGTCAAGGAGAAATATGAGAATTGAAAAAGCCTCAGGAAAAGCAATTCGTTATGCTTGCTTAAAATATCATTATGCTCAAGCTGTGCCTCAAATCCGTTTGGGGTATTCAGTATTCAATGAATCAAATGAATGGTGTGGAGTTGTTCTGTTTTCAAATGGTGCAAATCCTAATCTTGCAACTGAATATGATTTAGTACAAGGACAAGTTGTGGAGCTTGTGAGAGTTGCTTTAAATGGAAAGCAAAAATATACTTCTCAAGTTTTAGGCGCTTGCATTCGTGAATTAAAAAAAGATGCTCCTCAGGTAAAAATTATTGTGAGCTACGCGGATAGGAATCAAGACCATATTGGAACTATATATCAAGCCACTAACTGGCTGTATATGGATGAAAGAAGCAATGAAAGAGGAATAATGCTAAAGGGTAAATTAACCCACCGAAGAAGTATAAGTAAGAAATATGGTAATTCAGGTATTGCTTGGCTCAAAAAACATGTTGATCCTAACACCCATGTGGTAAAAGGCAAGCCTAAAATCAAATATGTTTTTCCTATGAACAAATGGGAAAGAAGAAAGTTAAACAAATTGGCTAAGCCATATCCAAAGAAGAATATTAATTTTACTGCTGATAACAAAATTAATTCATCCGATGGCAAGTCTAAAATATCAAGTGTTAATTGAAATGAGAGATAATATTATTGATTATTTAGAGAAAGAAAAAGGTATTAATGAAGATGCTTTAAAAGCCTATGAGGATGGACCTATCAAAGATAGTACTGAAGAAATAAAAGTTATGCGTGAACGTGAAAGAATCAAATTACGTGATCGCATTTTTGAATTGAAAAGGCATATTGAAGTTATCAAGCGAATGTATCCAAATGAATGAGCAAACGTGTATCTAAAGAAGAAAAAGACAAACGAGTCCTAACCGTTCAAGGTTGGATCATTGATGGTGTTCAGGAAGATTTAATGCGTAGACAAATTATTTCTGAATGGGGATTAAGTTCAAAACAAGCCAAAAGATATATTCAAGCAGCTTTTAATAATTGGAAAGCAGATGAAGAAATCAATATTGAACTTAGGCGACAAGCTAAGATTGCTGAATTAAAACAAGATCTAAGAAGCCTTAAAGGAGAATTCAAAGGAACTCCTCAAGGGCTTAATGCTAAGGCCAGAATTCAAAAAATGATTATTCGATTGGAGAATATTGAGCCCGCAAAGAAACATCAAGTTGATGCTAATGTTACCCAAACACAGTTAACAAGAGAAGAAAGGGATGAGATGATCCAAAAGTTAATTGAAAAAGCAACAATGAATGTTAACAACTGAAGAAACTTTAAAACTTAAAGAGTTATTATATCTTAATGATATAGAGGATTCACGTGAAAATCTTTTAAAGTTCACATCAACCACCTTTAATAAATTTAAGCCTTATTGGTTTCACAAAAAGTATTATCAACTTCTTGATATGTTTGCTAATCAGGAAATTAAAAATCTCATTATTTCTATGCCTCCCCAGCATGGGAAATCTGAAGGGAGTTCTCGAAGGTTACCAGCATACATTGCAGGTATTAGACCTGATACAAAATTAGCTCTAGTAAGTTATGCAGCTACAAAAGCTCAAAAGTTTGGTAGGGAGATAATGAGTATAATGCGAGAAAAAGAATACAAAGATATATTCCCAGATGTAAAATATCCTGAACGAGGTTATACAGGTGCTAGGGCAAATACAAATGAAAATAGAGAATCAATAAATAGTGATGGTTCAATGAAGTTTGTAGGTATTGGAGGACCTCTTACTGGTGATCCTGTTGATGTGCTACTTATGGATGATCTATATAAAGATTGGGATGAGGGGAATTCTCCTGTGGTTCAAAGAAAAACTTGGGATTGGTATATAGCGGTTGCAGATTCAAGGCTTCATAATGATAGTCAACAATTAATTGTATTTACCAGATGGAGTGAAAATGATTTAATTGCAATACTTGAAGATAAAGGTTATGTCAAAGAATGGAATGGTCAAGGAGATGTTTATGAATTCATACATTCATTAAGAGAGGATCAATTTTTGAAAATAAATCTTCCAGCCATCAAGGAAGAAGATCCTAATAGTTTTGATGAAAGAGTTCCAGGAGAAGCATTATGGCCAGAGAAACATTCTTTATTTAAATTAATCAGTACGAGAGACAAAGACCCTGATAAATTTGATTGCCTACACCAAGGTAACCCTGTAAATAAAGAAGGATTAATGTATTCCAAATTCAAAACTTATTCAGAACTACCTCAATTTAAAATTATCAAAAATTATACTGATACAGCTGACAAAGGAAAAGATAACCTTTGTTCAATTACTTATGGGATTCCATTAAGTAAAACTGATGAGCATTTCTATGTTTTAGATTTAGTTTATACAGATAAGGCAATGGAAATTACCGAACCAAAGACAGCTGAATTGCTTAAAAATACTAAAACTAAGATAGCTTGGATTGAAAGCAATAATGGAGGACGTGGATTTGCAAGAAATGTTCAGGCATTAGTAAAAAGGGCTTGTTCTATAAAATGGTTTCATCAAAGTGGAAATAAAGAAAGTAGAATTTATTCTAATTCTGCAACCGTAAACCGTTGCTTGGTTTTTCCTGATGATTGGCATATTCGATGGCCTGAATTTTATAAAGATGTAACTAAATACAAGAAAGAATTTTCATTGAATAAAAAGGATGATGCTCCTGATTGTATGACTGGAATAATCGAAAAAGAAACTACCACAAGCAATGATGATTGGGGAGATAGTAAAGCATTATGATAAATAATATATTCCAAGATAGAACAATAGCGGAATATCTTATGATGCAAGAAGATGATCGTGTTCTTGTTGATGCTGCATTGGAAGTTGTGAAACCAAAAAAAACAATCAGCCTCAAGTACAATCACCAGTATTACAAACTAAATCCAAATTTTGACGATATGTTCTTTCTTAAATGGAAGGAGGTTTCAATGATTAAAGACTACTTGAATGGAGGTAATATGAGTCTTGAGAAAGTAATGAATATTTTAAAATTTGTCTACAAAATAAATACCAGGAATCAATTTTTCAATTGCAGTGTGTTTGATGTCTTTGCAGCCTATGCTTGGATTTTGGAAGGTGTCAACGAAATATTCAAAGCTGAAAAGATGAAGCTTTTTAAAAAACCTACTCATAAACAAATCAATGCAGGTATTGAAGATTTCGACCAGCTGGGCGAAGTGCCTTCAATTGATAATATGGCCAGTGGTAATATTCTAAAATGGGATGAAGTGCAAGAAATGCCTTATGGTTTGGTAATGAGAAAGATGCTTTTAAACAGGGTTCAATCAGAATATGAAGAAAGATTAGCTAAACAGAAGTAATTTTTTATTAATTTCGTAATATATTATATTACTTTTTACTATAGAGGAAGCCGAAAATCTAAAGAGTAGGCAAATATAAATACACACAGATATGTACACACTTAGAATTTTTAAGAAAGTAAATGAAATTGATAGACTTCAGATTTATTTAGGGGATACTTACCAAGTCAAAGGTCCAGAAAAAGGTGACGAAGAAAAAGGAATCAAATTAAGAGTCTACGGAAACTGGGATTCAACGACAAAAGAAGGTATAGCTATCTACAAAGAAGATAACGCATTTATAATGACTTCTTTGGGAGGAACATTTGAAACATTAAATAGACATCAAAAATGATAGTTGATTATACAGATCAGTTTGCAACCACCGTACTTGGGTATAAATTTCAGTACGGTGCAGCACACTGGCAAAACCTATTAGATGCCAATGATGACACTCATTTGTCATTTGCTGACAAAATGAAGTACCTCTTATTTCTGTGGCACGATGAAGAAGATAAGCTCAACGAATATGGAGCAACTGAAGGATATACTTATACAGGTGAACTGCTGTTAATGGTTCGTTCAAAGCTTAGTGATGAATCTCAAGAAACGAAGTATAATGATGCTGTTAAGTATTTAAAGAGTGAAGCTTCGAAAGTATTGGATGGCTTTATAAATTGTGATGGTTACAGGGTTATGCGTTGGAAAAAGATTGAGGTGTACGATGAGTTTGATACCAATATGGATGGTTTAAAAATACAGTTTACAATCGAATTTAAAGAGCAATGAGAAAATCAACTAAAAAACGCTTTTGGCGTATCGTATTATTTGCAGCCTTAGCGCTAATGTTTTTGTTTTTTGACCTCACTGTATTGGCGTGGGTGTTTGGTGCATTTGTAATCATTCCGGTTTTAATCGGTGGAGTTATTTGGATGGTTCAAAGTAGAAAGGAAAAATGAAAATTCACTCTCAGCATTGCCAAGTTTGCCAAAAGACAACAATGTTCGTGAGAAGATTAATTGATCCATCTGATCCTAACTGCACCAAGATAATTGATAAATGTTTTGAATGTAATAATTCTTTCAAGATAACTGAATAATGAACCGTAAAGCCATATACACGGAATACCTCGAACGATTCAAAAAGGATCTAATTACTAACTATGACAAGTTAGGATTAAGAGCTTCGGGCAAGTTTGCAGAATCATTAGAGTACAAATTGCAAGGTAACAAACTTCAAATGTTTGGTTCACACCATTCTTTATATATGGAAAATGGCCGCGGAGCTGGAGGTTTTCCTCCATTGAGAGCAATTGAGGAATGGATTGAAGTTAAGCAAGGTTTACCAGCAATATTTGTAGAAAAGAAAAAACAATTCGCTTTCATTATAGCAAGGAAAATAGCCAATGAAGGTATCAAAGTACCTAATAAATATAATGAAGGCAAAGTAATTTCAGATGTTGTTACGCTCTATATGGGAGAATACTTGTATAAAATGCTTGATGATATTGGAGAAGAATATATGCGTGAGGTTGATTTCGTTTCAGATTTTAAAAACATATTACAAGCAGCATAATGAGATTTAAGGAGTTAAAAATAAGATTTGTTGAGTTTACTGGAGGGGAAGAACCAAGCTTCACTATTACAGCATCCATCATTGGACATCATACTTTCAAATTTGTAACGCAAAGACAAAATGACTATGAGGTTACAATTGGACAGGATATTGAAGAACAAAACCAATATATAAAAGAGGCCTTTGATTTAGATTTAGTTCCACTTGGATACTATGAAACTGAATTAAACGATGGTTGGGTTTACTTGTATATAAATAACCCTTTAGAACAATTTTATTTCTGTAGCTATTATAGATGTTCTTTAGTTGACGAAATTAATAATGATTTATCATACGTACTCGGGATTATTTCAACACCTCCTCCCAATGTACTGTTAAACGCTTATAATGATAACATTGTACTCATTGAAAAAGGAGAAAGTAGCAGGTTAGAAACTACATTTAACGGGCAATTACCAATCACTCTATATCCTTCACCATTGGGAGAATACTATCTCAATTTGAAATACCCTGCAGCCACGTTAATTAATCAAAACAAGTTCGAGGATTCTATTGTTCCAGACATTGAGAACAATGGGTATGTTGAGCCAGATGAAAGTTTATTTCTTGAAATGGAAATAGAGATGGTTGGATATGTACAAGAACAGAGCTTTACTCAAAATTTAAAATTTGAATTTATCAAAGCCGTTGAACAAATTGCCAATTTTAAAGACACTCAATTTAATATACCAGAGGATAAATATTATTTGCTTCTACCACAATTAAAGATTGATGATGTTTATAAAGTCAACTATTATGAAGGCTATCCTGTTGATATATCACTCTTTTCATTTGCTAGAAGAATATTAAAGCTTAAAAACTTAACGACTGGCCACGAGACATGCGTAACCATTAAGGATGGTGTAAATAGATTATTTCTATCTCAAGGAAGTGAGGATTTTACTATTAATGATGTACTTCCAATGCAAACGGGGATCAATAAAATAGAACTTATTTTTTACCCTACTGCATTATTAGCTACTCGAGATGAAACTTATGAGGTAGTTCCTGACGAAAAAAGTTTAATGCTTTATATCATTAAGAAAGAATCTACTTGTGCTCCCTACTTTAAGTTTTATAGAAACCGTGGAGGTTGGGGGTATATTCGATTTGAAAGAGAATTTACAATTGTGAATAAAGTCAAAGAGGGTAAGGATGTTACACTTGATTTTAATGGGATTCAAAACACACTCACTAGAAACTTAAAAACAGAAAGAGAATCTACTATCGAAATGGAGTTTCAGACCGAAAAAATGGAAGCTTGGGAAATGCAAAACTTTAAAGACTTCATTAAATCTCCAAGAGTTGAAATGTATGTCGGAGATCTATTTCAAAAAGCAGAAAAAGACAGCTGGGTGGGAATTAATGTGAAATCAAATTCACTTGATAATAAGTCACTAAAAACGAAATTCAATCGTGAGAAAATAAAAATTGAGTTTAATGAATATAATATGTTTCTATAATGTCAGACGTAAGATTATTCATAAATGATTTTCAGGTTGATCTTTACGAGGGTGAAAAGATTGGCTATACTAAGCAAGCCAATAGTCTTGATAATCTTGCATCACGCCAAACCAATTTTTCAAAATCATTCAAACTCAAGAATACAGCTAAGAATATCAAAAACTTTGAAGGATTGGGGATTGATGGTAGCACCTCAAATTATCCATATCAAAAAAATACAGCAATGTTATTTGTTGAGAATATATGTTTGATTGTAAAAGGCTGGGGAATTTTTAAGGATTCCAATGAAGACTTTAATTTTCACATATACGACGGTAATATTGACTTTTTCAAGAACCTAGATAATGTGAAATTTGAGGATATAAATTTAGACGAGATAAGTCACACTAAAGATGTAGAGAGTATAAAAGAAAGTTGGGAGAACCCAAATCAATACTATAGATATTTAGTTGCTGATTTTAATGGAAATACTTTCTTTGAATATAATACGGATCAGTATATTAATATTGATTACCTGGTCCCATCTGTCAAAACAGAATTTCTATGGGAAAGAATATTTGAAACCTTTGGTTTTACTTTTTCAGGAACTACCTTCAATACAGAGCAATTTAAAAATTTATTTCTTACCTATCCAAAAGGAGTGACATCTGGAGCGGATGGTGATACTTATGCAGCTATTTCTTATGCTTCAGATGATATGCCATACAGTTTTCAAAGTAGGTTTTATCCTATGATTCACGATGAGAATGTTGGAAATAATATAGATATCACGAACAATATCTCTCAGGGAAATTTACTACCCTTTAGTTGGGCTTCAAATTCTTTATATTATAGTATTCCTGAAGATGGTTTCTATAGAATTAGAATAACAGGAACTATGACATTAGACGGAGTACTCCTATCACTGGGATTGTTCGCCATGGGAATAAACCAACATCAAGCCGAACCTGTAGGATTAGGCGGAATGTCTTATGTTCTTTCAGGTAATGGTAATGGGACTTACAATATTGATTTTGATCAGCCATTCGATATGGAACAAGGTGACACTGTTTCATTGTTCTATTACAGACAGCAAGCTCTTGGTCAAAGTTCGGACCATTCAGGAATTAATTATGAATTAGAAATAATTAAGATTGAACAAACTACAATCAATCAAATTGAATTCTTCAAAGGATTAACTCCTAAAGACTTTTATCGTGAAATAATGTGGAGGTTTGGGTTAACTCCATTTCCTTCAAAAGACAAGAATCACTTAGACTTTTTAACCTACGATGAACGAATCAATGGTGAGATTGAAGATTGGAGCGATAAATATGAGAGAACTGTGAGTGAATCATACTCTTATAACTCGTATGCTAAACAAAACTTTTTCAGATTTAAATACAGTGGAGAAGGCGATCAGTTTAATGATGGTTACTTAGTCGTTGAAAACGAAAACCTAGAGGATAATACTGACATAATAAAATCCAAGACTTATTCTCCTGAAAGATATCCAGTTCCTTTTGTTTTATCACTTCATATTCCTCAAATCAAGCTATGGGAAAAAGAGGTAAAAACTGAAAATGATGAAACGGTTATTGAATACAAATCTCTTGATGCAAGATTTTCTTTTCTAAGAGAAAAACAACTTTCAAATTTAACTGTAAGATTAGGTAGTGAACAGCTTTCAGAGTTTGATACTTCAAATAAAATATCATTAGCTGAAAACTATGACTACTCGTGGGATAAGATAATTGATGACAGTTATACACCCATTAAAAGTCTATTCAAAAAGACATTAATAACAAAGGTAATTTTCAACTTAAGCATTTATGAATTTGATGCTTTTGATATGAAGAAAAGAATCTACGTTAAACAAAAAGGGGGTGAATTCATTGTAAATAAACTTACAAAAAGAGATCTGAATAAATTAGAAACTGAAGCAGAACTCATTAAAATCAATAGGTAATGGCAACTGAAAATGTAAAAATAGCTGAGATAGATATAGGGGTTGACAAGATTCTTTCTAAAGCAGCACAGACAAAAAAAAGCATTGCAGATCTTCAGCAAAGCCAAAAGGATTTAAAGAAGGAAACCGATAACCTTCGTAATGCTTCACAAGAGCAGCTTGAACAATACACTCTTGGTGAAATTGAAATCAAGAAATATAAAAAAGAAGTTAGGGATAGTGAGAAAGTTCTTGATGCCTATATCAATATCCAAAACCAAGACATAAGGACAAAGCAAGATGCACGTGATGCAAATTCCAAGTTAATAGCTATTGCGAATCAATTAGATGCAACTAATGAGGATCAGGCTAAAACCTTAAGTCAAGTTAATGCTGAGATTGATAAGAACAACGAATTCATCAAAGAGAATGCTTCTGAGTATGAAAAAACTAAAATCAATGTAGGTAATTATGAAGAGAGCATCAAGAATGCTTTAGGAAGTACTGGATTATTAGGTAAAGAAACTCAACAGATAACAAATATTTATCAAAATTTCGCACCAGTATTTAATACCGTCAGAGCGGAATTCAAGCAAGGTGCTGATGATATTCGTAACGCATCCGCAGCGACTGAAGGAATGAGTAAAACTCAAAAGCTTTTAGCTGTGAGCACAAATGTTTCAAGTGGAGCATTAAAATTATTTAGAGCTGCTCTTATTGGTACTGGTATTGGTGCAATAGTTGTTGTTTTGGGTTCACTCGTTGCCTACCTCACATCTACACAAGATGGAATCGATAAAGTTAACCGTGTACTTACACCAATGAAAGAAATATTTCAGGCTCTTTTTGGAGTGGTACAAGAATTCGGAAAAGAAATATTTGAAGCTGTATCAAACCCTAAAAAATTAGTAAAGGATTTAGGAAATTCAATAAAAGAGAACCTATTGAATAGGTTTGAAGCGCTACAAAAAATAGTAAATAAAGTATTGAATTTTGATTTTGATGGAATTGGAGATGATTTAATTCAAGCAGGAACAGGAGTTGAAGATTTGACAGGCAAATTAGCCAATGCAGGGAGTAAAGCTGGGGAATTCTTTGATGTAGCTATAAAAAGAGGTCAAGAAATTCAAAAACTCAATGAAGATATTGAGAAAGCTGAAATAAACCAGGCATTAGTTAGACAGAAAAACACTAACATTTTAAGAGAGCAAGAACTTATTGCTAAAGATAGAAGCAAAACAGATGCAGAAAGACAGGCAGCACTTGAAGAAGCAGCTAAGGCTCAGCAAACTATTGTTGATTATGAAGCCAATATACTTGAAATGAAAATCAAGCAACTAGAGCTTCAGCAACAAGCAAATGATACTTCGAGAGAAGAAGAAAAAGAACTTCAAAACTTAAGAGCTGAAAGGTTAAAACTAGATGAAGAATCTAGAAGGGTTGAAATGCGTTTTCTTGGAACTAAAAATCAATTAGAGAATGAAGCAGCTGCAAAAAGAAAAGCAGCAGATCAGGCAGCCATTCAAAGACAAGAAGAGCTTTTTAATATAACAATAAGTCGAATGGCTTTAGAAACTGAAATGTTCATTGCTCGTCAAGGTTATGCGGAAAAAACTAAAGAACAAGAATTAGAGATCGCTCAAAAAGTTCTTGAGCAAAAACTTGAAGTAGAGAAAAAGAAATTGGAAGCTGGGAAAATTAGTCAAGAGGAATTCAATCTTTTCATCTTACAAAGTCAGAATGAGCTTGGAAAAATGCAAGCTGACATTGCTATTGATAATGCAGAGCGTGAACTTCAAATTTTCAAAGATGCTCATTTAACAAAAATCGAACAAGGTACTTTCTTAAATGAGCAATTATTTAACCAGGAGAAAGAAAGATTAGATCGAATTGCTGAAGCTGAAAGGGAATATCAACAAAAAAGATTTGATGAAGGTGTAATAAATCGACAAGATTATAATGATGAGATAGCGCGTATAGATGCTGAAAATTATAAACAGCAAGAAGATCTCAGAATTGAACGTGAAGAAGCTAAGAAAGAAAAAGAAGTTTTTGAACTTGAGCTCAAACGGGAGTTGGAAATGGAACAATTCGAAAATCAATTCGAGTTGGAACGGGAACGAGAGCAATTAAGATATGAGGCAGAACTTGCTGAAGCTGAAAGGTTAGGTGCTAGTATTACAGAAGTTGAAAGGAAGCACGCTGCAATTAGAGAACAAATTGCAGAAGCAGAAGAAAACGCAAAGCTAAGCATAAATAAAAATACCTTTGGTGAAATTGCAGATTTGCTAGGAGAAAAAACTGCAATGGGTAAAGCTGCAGGTATTGCAGAAGCAACAATTAACACTTATCAAGGGGTTGCACAAGTTTGGGCTAGTCCTTCAATTTTACCAGAACCTATTGCAACGGTTCAAAAAGGAGTAAGTACTGGTGTTGTTTTGACTTCAGGCTTAAAAGCAGTGAAGCAAATTTCATCAACAAAAGTTCCTAAGGCTGAAAGAGGTATTGGGATTGATATTAATGGACCTTCACATACTCAAGGCGGTTCAATGATTTATGACAATGATGGAAATCCATTGGTTGAAGCACAAGGAGGAGAAAAGATGTTCATTCTTAATCGTGGTGCATCTGCGGAAATTGCAGCCCTATCAGCTATTAATCAAAAACACGGTGGAGTTAGTTTGAGTACTCCAGTTACTTATGCTAATAATGGAGGTATGGTTTCAAGAACAAACCCTAGATCAATCAAAAGAGAGTTTGTAAGAGATTCTTTTGATTATGATATGTTAGGTAATGTTCTTGCTGATAAAGTGAATGCAATTCAATCTGTAGTGCCTGTAGATCAAATTAATGATGTAGCTCAAAGAGCTGCAAGTGTAGAACAAGGAGCAAATTTATGATAAAGGATATTTTAAACGGTTGGAAAAATTATGTAGTTCCTGATGCAATTATAGATCAAGAAGCTGAAGTGCGGGCAGAAATTTGTGCTAGCTGTCCGTTTGCTAAGAAAGGTAAATTTAGTGCAATGCTTAGAGATTATAAATTTCACGAAATAGAAGGGCATTACTGCGGAAAATGTAAGTGTCCTCTATCTCCAAAAGTAAGAAGTAAAAATGAAAAATGTCCTTTGAATAAATGGTAAATACTTATGAACTCATATCACAATTAGAAGAAGAAGGAAGATTTAAAACCTTGCTTGGTAAAGGAGTGATTCCTATCAAATACTTAAATGACAAAGAAATGTATGAGTGTTATCTAAATTACATTAGCCAAGAGGAAACAAAAATGGATGCCTACTTTAAGACATCCATTGATTTTAATTGTAGTTCTAAAACCGTTGAGAGGGTTGTGATTAAGATGGAGAGTTAATAGTCATTCCCACATTTACATTCTTCAACAAAATTGGGTTTATAATAGTTTATAAAACTTGCAACAGCATCAATTGTTTTGTCAAACTTGAAAGTTAATAAAGTTTGTAATAGCGCTTGATGCGATTCCAATTGTTTTTCATGCTTTGGATGTACAATTTCATCTCTAATATCTTTTAGATTATTTATATGTTGAATATTGGTAGTTGTTTTTTTAAAATAGCTTTTACCTAAAAAGAATGGCAAAACCTTTCTAGTTTTTTCGTGAAATGATAAATTCCTTTGTATCTGATCTTTATTATAAATTAAAGTACGTTGATTTTGCTCATCCCTGTATTCGCCACCATCAGGAATTACCGAATTGATAAAACTTTCCATTGAAGTAAATAGAGAAATTATACAGCTACTTGCAAAACCATAATATTTATAAATATCCTGCATTGCTGATTCTTCAATTTTAGTAACATCTTTAGAATTAGTTTTAATTTTAAGTTGCTTTAGTAAGTCTTTTCTAATTGAATTTATTTGATAAGCACTATCAAAATAAACCAAGGATAAATCAGGCATGGTTATGATTAAATCTAAACCATCAACTTTCTTATTAAAACCTTTCACTACATCACCTTCGCTAGTTTTTAAAAACATTACATGGTCTTTTGGAACTTTCTTATCTAAGCTTTCAAAATTTGAAAAACTTATACCTTTGTCTTCTAAAATAGTAACTTGTTCATCGTTGGCTTCAAATCCATATTTCTTTTTTATATGCTTCATTGAATACCAGTTAAATAGAAACTTTTTACAGAATCATCTAATTTTATAATTTTTTCTTCAATTTTTTCAAAAAGTTCGTTGATTTCTGATAGTGTCCCTAATTCTTCAATTTTTAATTTTTCTATTTCTTTGAAGGGTTTAGATCTAACTGAATCATAATCCTCAACAAAATTATCCAAATTGTTTTCGTGAACTAATTTATATCCCTTAAAGGATGTTGAACCAGTACGGTCTTGTATCGAAAAGAAACTGAAATCCAATAAATAGTATGAATAAAAACTTTGAAATTGATTTTCTATAAGAAAACCTATTCTTTTTAAATGTTCTGGAATTATTGGTATTGGTGAAAAATATGGACCATTTAACTTACTTTCTTTATTTGTAATAAGATCTTTGTAGAAGTACCAATAATCTTTTTTTCCTAGAAATTTTACTGGTTTAAAATCTTTTTGGGATTCATAATAATTCCCGGGTATTAGATTCAACATACTTTTGAAAGAATAAAATTGTATATTATAATTATTAAAATTGACAAGAGTCCAAACAATATTGGAAATATAGTATCAATAAACTTTAAAACTCTAGAAACAGATTTATTTTTTTTTACTTTATCATCTAATATCCTTTTTATTTCATCCATATTTGGATTTACAGAAGTGCTGAATGAAAGGCTGTTTAAATCCTCAACCCACTTTGAATAATTTTCTTTAAAATATTCACTTTCTTTTCTATAATAAAATACAACAATAAGATACATTATTACTATAGCAATGAAATTAGTAATAAGGGTAGCATCTTCAACTGGAATTTTAAAAAATAAGAATTCAAAATTACCAGTTGAATTTTTTATTAAAAAAGTAAAGAAAATTCCAGTAAATGAGGTGATAAGAAGGGTTTTTCTAACTTGTTTTGCTGTACTAAAATCAAAATTATCAGTCATTAAAAATTCTTTGAAAAATTAATTTTGTGCCTGTTTATATTTCTTTTCAAATTCCATTTCTTCGGGAGTTTTGACCTTTTTCATAGGCATCCCCCCATTGTTGTGATCCATCCAGCTTAAATATTCATCATACCAACGATCATTTTGATCTCTTCTTCTTTGAGCATCAATATATGGATTTGAGGGAGCAATAGGTTCGTTTTGTTTTTCCTTTGGTTTAGGCCATATCCAATTCACAAGCTTTATCCAGCCATAAATAAGGGCTACCCCAAAACAAACTAAACCTATAACAATCACTATCATATCTCAAATATAATCAATTAGACAAAACACTGTCTAACAATCTAGTGATTAATCAAGCTATATTTGAAAGGTAATATAATATATTACTTTAATGAAGGGAAACATTTTTATATACGGGCTTATAGGGAAAGAATTTCAAAATCCTGATGGGTCAATCGAAAAAGGGATTGATTTAGTTAATGTTATTTCTCAATACCAAAGTCAAAGAGATGCAGATGAGTTTTGTGTTCATATAAATTCTGAAGGCGGTTATGTTGATGATGGTTTTGATATATACAACTTCCTAAAATCAATCGATAAACCAGTTCATACTGTTGCAAAAGGTAATTGTATGAGTATGGCCACTGTTATTTTTATGGCTGGTGATACTCGTTCGGTGAGTAAAGACACAAAATTTATGATTCACTTGCCTTGGGGTCGAAGTGAAGGAAGTGCTGAAGAAATAAGTGATTATGCAAAGCAACTAAAACAAGTAGAATCTAAGGTTTTGGATTTCTATTCTACCAATACAGGACTTTCAAAAGAAGCCCTTATTCCACTTTTAAAAAACGAAACATTTTTAACGCCGGAACAAACTGTTGAGCTTGGGTTTTCAAGTGAAAAGTGGACAACAGTTGAAGCCGTTGCAAAATTAAACAAAACCACGAAAATGGAATGGATTAACAAATTGTTGAACAAACAAGAGGGTCCTAAAATGTTAGAAACCACTTTGGCTGATGGAAATATCATCACCGTAGAAACTGAAGCAGATAATCCTGCTGTTGGGGATAAGGTTTTTGATGCTGAAGGTAACCCTGTTAGCGATGGTGAACACGTTGACAAAGATGGAAACATATTAGTTGTTGGAACTAATGAAGAAGGTACTACTGGGGTGATTTTAGAAATTAAAGAACCTAGTGAAGAAGGAGAGGATGAACAAGATGAATCAATGGCTGCTTTAGAGAAGCTAATGAATTCATTTGATGAACGTATGGCTAAAATGGAAGCAAAGATGAAAGCTTCAAAAGAGAAAGATGAAAAAATAAAAACTCTTGAGGAAAAATTCTTGGCATTACAAAAGACGGTTACTTCAAAAAAATTCAAAGCTCCTGCAAAGGCAGAGAACAAAGGAATTAGAAGCGAAGGAGACGATACGTTAGAGGCTAAAATTGCTAAGCAACGCGAAGCTCGAGAGAAAAAAAAGTAATTCATCATTCATCAATCAAAAAACAGAATTAAATAATGGATTTAATACAAGCATTTGCAGACATCAATAATAGCGATCGTCTTTTACAGGATTTAAGAGATGCTATTGTGCAAAAAACTTTATTCCAGCAAGCTGAAGAATTCTTCACGTTTGTTCCGGGAATAAAAGGAGGTCAACAAGTTGTTGCCTTGAGAGATTACGAATACGTTACAAAGCAGCAAGATGGTTGTGAGCCAACTTTTACTGCATTTGAAATTAATGGAGTTTCTCAAAAATGGAACCCACGTTCAATGGACGTAAGAATTAAAATGTGCTACAAAGATTTTGAAGGTGCATTTGTACAATGGGGATTAGCTAACGGTTATGACCGTAGAAACTTACAAGAAGCAGATTTCTTTGACTTTATCAAAGATATGACTTCGGGAGCAATGGCTCGTGATCTTGTAAGAGTTGCAGTTCACGGAAATAAAGATATCGCAGTAGATGATATTCTTGGTGAAAATGCAATTGGTACAGTTGGAGATTATAATCAAATAGACAAAGGACTTATTAAAACCCTTCACGAATTAAAAGCTAATCCAGAATTATCTGGACAGTTCATTGATATTGCTAAAAATGAGGAAGCTACAAAAGCCCTTCAATTAGCAATCACTGGAGAGGAAGCTCTTGCAATCTATGATGATCTTGTAGAAAGCTTAGAATTTGAAGGTGGAGATCAGTTCATTACATCACACACTTTGTATAAAAAGTATAAGGATTTGTTTAGAGCTAAACAATTAGAGAGTGGGGTGTCTGCTATTCAGCAATCATTTGAACCTCAATTTGACAGCCGTCCTCTTAAGGATATGCAATGGGCTTATGATAAGATAATCCGTAGAGATTTCGATAAGTCAGGAGATGCAGAACCAGGAGCACTTTATCAACCTCATTTCTCAATGATTGCAGATAAATCAAACCTTCAAATTGGAGTTGATGATACAGCAGCTTTGACGGATTTACGTATGGAGTACGTAGGAGGTAAAGATGAAAACTTCTACATCAAAGCTTCTTACTTGATGGACTTTAAAATTCCTAACCCTTATGCAGTACAAGCTGCATTTTAAAAACTGATTGTTATGGAAGAATGTATAAATGAATTAGGTGGTAACTTCAATAAGATTTGCGGTTACAAGCCTAAATCGGGTATCAAAAACAAGTGGTATGGAAATGTAGATGACATTGACAAAGAAGCCACGGTAATGGTAAGCCGAAGAAACGGAATTACAACTTTGGTTTTAAAACAAGATGCAAAAATATATCCTGCTAAAGGAAATGATAAAACACACGTTTTAAAAGCTTCTGGTGTAGTTGGAGATTACGGTAATGGATTTACTCACACAGATACATTAAACATTATGTATCGAGGTCTTAACGAGCGTGAGAGAATTCAAGAAATTACTGATGGAGCTAGAATTTTCTCAATCGTTGAAAAAGTAGATGGTGGTGAAAATGGAGAACTATTCTTTGAGTTAGCTGGTTTTGAATCTGGAATGCTTATGAGTTCATTTGAATATGATTCATCTGCTAATTCTGGAGTAGCAACCTTAGAAGTTGCAACAAAAGAAGGTGAGGAAGAAAGCACACCTCCTAAAGTATTCTTAGATACTGATTATGCAACCACAAAAGCGTGGTTAGAAACTAACAGTTTCACAGAACCAGTTGATCCAGAAGTATAATGAATCTAAAGGATAAAATATCACTTATCCAAGAGCATAGCTCTAAGGAAATTCTAAACGGGGCAAACCATAACGGTAAGCCCCTTTTGAAGTATGTACTGGAAGCCTATGAAGAGTACACAGGCTATGCTTGTTTGCATTGTTCAGAAAAGCTTTCAGGCTACATTAAAAAATTACAATCTATAAATCTTAATACAGAGGGAATTATGAGTAAATCAGAAAGAGAATATCGAATGAAAAGCGGTGCCGTTGTACACGTAAAAGGTACTAACAAGTATTATTCAGATTTGAATATTACAGATGAAATCGCTGAAGAAATTTTAAAGCAGAATCTTAACCGTTCGGCCCTATTTGCTAAAATGCCTAAAGGTGCAATTGAGAGATTGAAAAAAGAAAAAGCTGAAGAAGAAAAGGCAGCTGCTGAAGCTGAAAAACAAGCAGCACGAGAGGAAGCAGAACGCAAAGCTCAAGCAAAAGCTGAAGAAGATGCCAAAAAAGAAGCTGCTAGAAAAGAAGCTGAGGATGCAAAACGAGCTGAAGAAGAAAAGGCAGCTGCTGAAGCAAAGAAAGAAGCGGAATTAAAGGCTAATACTGAATCTGGAAATCTTACAGCGGAACAGTTAGAACCAATGACGATGGATGAAATTAAAGACTATGCTAAAAAGCATAATTATGAATTTGGTTCTCGAGCTTCAAAGGAAGATTTAGTTAAACAAGTGGCCGAAAAGAAAGTAATTACTGAAAAAGAGTAATAGCTAATGGATAGCAAAGTTATTTCGGTTGAAAGCCGCAAAAAAAAGGAGGTATATAACAAGCAGTTAGGGGTTATTTTCAATGGAGAAGATAACCTCTACCCTGTTTTGGTAGAAAATCTCATTAAAGCATCTCCAACAACTAAGCAATGTGTAGAAATCTATGAATCATTTATAGGTGGTTCTGGATTCGTTGCTGAAATGATGGAAGAACCAACCGAAAATTTACTTGAATCTCGTTCTCCAGAGGATTTACTTTTTGAAATAACTCCTGATTTAGCTGAAGAACAAGGTGTATTTATTCACATATCTTTCAATGCAGCATTTGAAAAGACTGAACACAATGTAATTCCCTATGATTTTTGTCGAGTAGGAAAGAAAGATGATAAAAATTATAGTGGTAAAATTATTCTCAATCCTGATGGTTGGGATAGGCTTGCAGATAAGAAAAAGATAAAAGTTTATGACACCTATAATCCAAGAAAAGAAGTAATTCAGGCACAAGTTGAACGCGATGGAGGCTGGGATAATTACAAAGGTCAAATACTTTATTTCAAATTAAACAACTTGAAGGGTACGTATTCTGAAAGCCTGGTTGAAGGATGTTATATGTTTTCAGATACTGAAGCAAACTTAGGGCTTCACTATAATCGTATGGTTCGAAAAGGATTTAAAGATGCTTGGATATTGAGACATAAGAAATTTGAATCTTCAACAAAACAATCTTCATTTGAAACCAATGTAAAAACTGTTTATGGTAATGAGAATGCAGGAGGGATTCTTATGGTTGAAGATGATTTTAATTCTGATGCTGGAGAAGAATCTAAATTCAAATTTGATTTCCTAAAAGATGAAACCAAAGCAGATAAATACAAGCACTTTGAAGAAAGCTCTGCAAACTATATAAGAAAGCCTTTTAAAATACCTACACAATTATTGGACTTTGTTCAGGGCAAACTTGGAAACTCTTCAGGAGATGATCTAAGAGCTGCTGAAAGTTTATACAATAAAACAACATCAAAAGACAGAAAAAAAATTGAGCGGTTATTCTCTGAACTATATCGCAATTATCATATAAATATTAATCCTTCCGGAGATTGGTCTATTGGACTTTATTCTCTTATGGAAGATGGAACAATAGAAGAAGATGATACAACCACTTCTAATAACGAAGAGTAAAGTTGAGCAGTTCCTTCAAGTAGCTATTGGTTACAATGAAAGGGATTTTGATAGATTCATTCGTGAAGCTCAAGAGTTTGACTTCAAACCATTGGTTTGTGAGGATTTCTATTATGATATGCTTAAAAATAAAGATCAAGATCCATTTGATAAAATAGTAGTTGGCCAAGAATACGAATTTGAAAATAAAACCCATTATCATCAAGGTGTTGAGCTGGTTATTTCATATTTCACTTATGCAAGATTCGTACTCAATAGCGGTGCAGTAAGTACTTCTCACGGTTTAGTTACAAAGAAAACGCCGCAATCAGAGCCCTTGCCATATTCAGAGAAAAAAGACATCTATTATGCAAACAGACAGAATGCAAATAAGGTTTTTGAAGATGTTGCAAAGTATATGGATCGTAAAAAAATCAATTATAAAGATTGCAATGATTGTAGTGAATCAATAAAAGGAGATGATATAGTAATTCGAGCAATGAAATGGTAATAAATATTCAACATACTTCAGGAGAAAAGTCATTCAAATTGAATGGAAAAACCTATGTAAGAAATTTTCACGCATATGTTTCTGGTGATAAGATTCGCATTGTAAATGCTTATGATACGCGTGATGAGTTGTTATCTTATACCCATTATTCTCAATTTTCACTCAATGGAAACTCTTTTCAATCAGCAAACGAGGTTCTAGATGGAATTGCTTTAGTTCTTTTTAGAAAAATTGGAGATACTGTTGAGGGAGGTGGTAACTCTACATTTAACAACATAAGGATCACTAATAAATACATCTATATTAATTGGAGTGACAATGATAATTCCAGAGACGTTAAGGTTATTAAAAAAATTAATCAATTGCCGAATTTCAACATTCCTGGTAATGAGATTGTAAAATTTTACACTTACAAGAATCAAACTCAATATCAAATAAATAATTATAACCCAGAAATACATTGGTGGGAGTTTAAGCTAAGTGGAGGAAATTATGGGTTTGGTGGCACTCAATTACAGGGTACAACAAGTATCAATTATTTAGGTTATACTTTAGATAATTATGAAAATGTAAATCATAACCTTGGAGAAATAGGTACCGTTCTAATTTCTGCATATATCAATGCAAATAATGAAGTGTATCAAATTAATACGGATAGAACAGTTATATTCCAAACCACTAGAAATGGAGTATCTTTCATTTATCATTTTATTGGTAATCAAACTTTAATTGGTAATCTTTCCAACAGCCCAGAATCTCAAGAAGTATATGAATCAGATTTTTCAGAGGTAAGTCAAACACCTCCAGCTCCACAAGATCTAAGTTCATTCGCCACACGTCAAAACTTAGATGATACTCAGTACGACTATGCACATTACCATTTAACAGATGTAATTGCAAACGCAGATCCTAACAGTTTGGGCGGTGAAGATTTTGTAATGATGGAGACAGATACAGATTTCTATTTCGGTCAAAAAATATCCAATAATTATGACTTTATAAATTGTCGACTTTTAATGCGTGGCAACCCGAAGTTCGATTTTCCAACAGTTCCAGATGTTACTCAAAATGGTTACAAATTTTGGTTATTGGGCTCAAATGATGATTGGGGATTTGCTGATGATAAAATAGCATTTAGAGCGGAACGGAAATTTGTTGAAGCAGGGGGAGGCTCAACTGTAGAGCTAGTAGATGCATTGACTTCTACCGCTACAGATAAAGCATTAACAGCAAATCAAGGTCGTATATTAAAAGGGTTTATAGATGCAATTAATACTCTTTTAAGTTCAGATGATACAACTCTTGATGAGTTACAGGAGATTGTTGATTACATCAAACAAAATAAGGATGATTTACAAAACCTTTCAATTGGTAATATAGCAGGACTTCAAGGAGCTTTAGATAACAAGCTTGAAAAAGGAGCGTATGTTGGTACTGCTGAAGATTTAAAGACTTTAATAGATAACCTCACAGCCAACAAAGCAGATAAATATGCTCGAGTAAATATTTCCTCGAGTGGAAATTTGCTACCAGTTCATAATGGGAAGCTATTAATCATTACAGGATCCGTTACTCTTACCTATTCAGGAATATATCCCGACGATTTCAACTTCAACATCAAAGTCCTTTCTGGAGGTCAATTAACGATTGCGAAGGGGAATAAAATCTTGAAGGACACGGAAGGTAATTCAGTTGCTCAATTGGTAGCGGAAGAGCATTCTTTTGGTACTTCTTACGAGGTAGCTACAGGAGAATATATGATGGAAGGAAATTTAATTTAGATATGAATACAGGACAAAGATTTGGCTTTGGAAGAAGGATAGAAAACTTAGGTACTATACCCGATTTTTCAGGTTATAATTTAGCTAGGTTGTTTGCTTTGTTCAAACCAGCACAGGCGACAATAGACTACCCTATAAAAATATGGGACGGCGGAGTAGAAAAATATGTGTTTTTTGACAACAAAAAAAGAATATCCTTAGAAAGTAACTTAAGCACGTCCACCACCCCTTCTATTGAAAAACTAAAAGACATAATCACACCCACTTCAGACATAAGGGTCTCTAGTTTATTCTGCCTAATTTCAGGGGAGGAGTATGTAGAAAGGGTTTTTCCATCGGGAAATACTTTTGTTTTTTTAGTCAGAAACGGAGAAATTGTAAAAGAGGGGAAAAATACTGCCTTATACTTCGAGGATGAATCAAGCGGTTTTATAGGGTCTAAAGTTGACGCCATAGACGGCAGTTTCTCTAGTCTGACAAAATTAAACGCCCTGTCCAGTAATAGGTTTGGTTTTGTATTCTCTACCAGTGAAAGTAACTTTAAAGGGTTCAGACATCAATACGTAGATGGGTTTGATTATCAAATTCGATACTGGACAACTCCCAACAATAATGGCTTTTTAGATAATACCACTACAGAGATATTTCAAAATACGTCTCATTTTTCGGCGTTTACAGCTAGTCTTGGAGTCGAGATGTCTTTATATATTGATTCGATACACCAAGAGACTAAATCAGTTTCTGGAGATGTATTAGATAATTTAGATTTTTTAATTGGCGCAGGCTACGACACGGGAAGGGGGCTACGAGATACAAATTTTCAGTTTGGAGCTATAGCTAGCGGAGTTTTAACACCGTTCGAAATATCAGATTTCAACTCTAAATTAAACGAACTATTTATTTATTAAACTATGAAATTCACAAGTAAAAATAACATCTACCATTCAAATAGACCTGAAAAAGGAATGTTTGAAAATCCTTATATAGAAACTGAAAATTATACAACAAACCCCAAGTTAAAAAGGTTAGAAGTAGAATTTAAGCTCCTCTATTTAGATGCAAATACCAAAGAACAAACCATAGAAAAAAGTAAGTTAATCTTTACGGAAAGTCACTTAGATACTCTTATTGATGATGGTGCTGGTAATGAAATTGAAATCATACAATTTATTACAAATGGTGGTACTTATGACAAAACTAAAATTGTGCAATGGGGCCGACCTTCTTATGACCGTGTAAAGCTTTATTTCAATTTTGAAACCTCCTATGATTCAGGTTTAGAATTCAAAGAACAACCGCTAAAGCAGCTCGCAATCGATTGGGTAAAACAAGCTGTACTTATAGAGAATTTACCCATTGGAGAAAACTTTGAATACCAAGAACCAGTAACAGAGTAAAGAATGAAAACAATCATAGACAATTGGCAGTGGATTATTGGTGTAGTAGCTCCAGTTCTCACATTCTTTACAGGGTATAAATTCCGCAAAGCAGACCTCAAGAAGTCTGAAGCAGATGCATTAAGCAATGTACAATCGGTCTATGATACACTCACCAGTCAAATTAAAGAAGATGTAAATCACCTGAGAAGTGATCTTAAAGAAGTTAAAATTGAAAACAGAGATCAACGCAAATCATTAATGTTACTTCAAGAAGATAATAGAAAGCTGCATAGAGAAATATCAAAGTTGATGAGTGAAAATAGCCAGCTCAAAGAAGAACTAGCTAATCTTAGAAATGAAAATGAAAAATTGAGGGAACGCTTAAAAAATCAATAAAATGAAAGCAAGTCAAAAAATAATTGAGTTCATCAAAAAATATGAATCATTGCACGATGGAGATCTGCGCGCAATAGGTTTACAGCCCAAATTAGATGGTGCAGGAATATGGACTGAGGGTTGGGGTCACGCTATGACAAAAAACGGAAAGTTTATAAAAGTAGGTGATTACCCTACAATTAATATGGTTTTACCATACCGAAAAATAAAAACTATTTCAGATGCAAATAAGTTTCTTAAATCGGATATAGCCAAAGTAGAGAAGTTGGTACTTAGAAACCTCAAAACTCGAGTTACACAGAATCAATATGATGCTTTAGTTTCCCACGCTTATAATTGTGGTATTTCTCAGACAATGTATCAGCTCGTAAATGGAAAAGCTACCCAAGCTAAGATTAAAAAATGGTTTACTACTAAATATATTACAGCTCAAGGAATCCCATTGAAAGGATTAAGATACCGAAGAAATGATGAGTGGGAAATCTTTGCAGGAATTAACTATGAACGTGAATATAAATTGAGTGTGTAATGAGAAATATAATAGTTATTAAAATATTAATTCTATCAATTTGCTTTAGCTCTTGTAGAAGTAAAAAAATCTCAACTGAAGTAAAAGAAACAGTAAAAATAGATACTGTTTATCAGGAGAAAAGAGTCTTTGATACCATTATCATCACTAAAGAAAAAGAAATTACTAAGCCCGTGTACTTTGAAACCATTATGGATTGTGATGATGAACAAAGTGGAAAAGTAGGTACTGGCAATAATTATACTCAATACCATATTCAAGATGGTAAAATTTATCTTAAAACAAATTTAGATAGTATTTCAAATAGTTACGAAAGTTATTATCGAACCAAATTTGTAAATGATAGCATCAACTTGAAAAAGTTATTTAGAAGCAAAGAATCAAAGGAAACTGAGATTGTCAAATACGTTTATCCTTGGTGGATTTGGCTATTGGGAGCTGGGTTAATTTTATTTTTCGGGTTGTGGGTTTATCAAAATCTATATTCTTTAATTTGAAAAGCTATTAAGCAATTTATTTTGAAAATCACCGTTAATATGTAACATAAGGGCTTAATGTATTATTTAAAATGTTTCTAAATAATAAATGTTTATGAAAATTTTGTGCTCCTCAAGCTTTTCTATATATATATTTGTCCATACTATAATCTCAAATCATGAAAACTATTATTCCATTTCTTCACGAAAGTTATGAAAGTATGCTGTTTGCATTAGGATCTTTTACTTCTGGTGTTTCATCTTTATTTATAAATGAGTCCTTAATAAATAAAGAATTTTTGAATAAGTTTGAAAATAAAGAGGACAAAGATCTTTTAAATAGTACAGTTTCTGAACTTAAAACAGGAAGTACAAAAAGTAAAAAGATTACTTTAAGTAATAATAAAACAATTAAAATTGTAGTGAGTTAATGGAGTTAAATATTGCTCTTAATACTATAATTTATTTAATGATATTTTTATTTCCGGGTCTTATTGCCCGGAAATTTTATTTTAGTTCAGTTCATTCTAAACAATTTAGTCAAGGGAATCTTTTTGAAAGATTTTTATGGACAATGTTAACAAGCCTATTGATGTTAGGTTTAGTTTCCCTTCTTTTTTTTATATCTAACACAATATTAGATTTACCACTTTTAGATTCTTTATCCTATCAAACAATAAAGGAGACATTTAATACTTTATCTTCAAATCAATTACCTGAACAAGGTGAAATTGAAGATACATATGGAGATTTCTTCATCTTCATATTTGCCCTATATTTATTTTCTGCAATTTTTGGCGGGTTGGCTTATTTATTTAATGCTAAAGCTATTAAATTATTCAAATACAATAATTACTGGGAGAAAATTTTTAACGGAACCTACAAAGAAAAACCCGAGGAAAACTTAGTTTTTGGTTATGCAGAAGCAGATGTTTTAATAGACACAAATGAAAAAACAAAATTATATTCTGGGAAAGTGACTGATTATTTCTTATCTCAAGAAAATAACCAATTAGAAACAATTGTTTTGACAGAGGTTTATAGATATAAAATAATCAATGACATTAACGGTGAATACATAGATACATTAAAAAAGGAAATACCCGGACATAACTTTTGTTTAAATCACGATAAAATTCTTAATATAAATTTTACCTACGTCTATCAAGAAAAATCGAAGAATAGGTTTTACAAAAATTTTGGCTTAGGAATTAATATACTTTTCTATATATTAACTATTATTTTATTTCTTTTTGTTTTTTTAAAAGAAGAGTATCTATTTACATCTTGGATTAAAAAAATAATTTTCTCCCTGATAACCTGGATATTATTAAAATTAATTTTTCAGTGTTTAAAGGTAAAGATTAATGGGTTATTAAATAAAAATTTTTTAAAAGGTAATATGATTGCAGGAATTGTATTTGCAATTCCATACTTATGGTTGTTCAAAATTATTGATTGGTATTGGATAATCCCTATTGAAATTATTGCACTAATTATTTTTGGTGCAATAAATAAGAAAAATAAAAAGTAAGTTTAATACCTATACCATTTAATCTCCCATCCAAATTCAGGGAGTTCCTCATTATGTAAGATAGCAATATCCGTGTACTCTGGTTTATTAGCATAAGTAGAATAAGCATATTTTAAAACCCCTCGATTCCCTTGCCACTCAATTAGAAATTTAGCTTTCCGCTTTGGCATTTCTAAATCCTTGATCTTAATAGCAGCTTCTAATCTTCCTTTACCTATTTTTTTTAGCGCTTCAGTAATCGCTTCAGTATTAGTATTGATGAATAAGGGACGTTTCATTTTACAAAAATAGTACAAAAAAACATAACTATTTTGTTATATAACTATTTTGTTATATATTTGAATTATGAAAAGTAGTTCTTTGATAAAGATGGTTGAAAAAGATGGATGGTACATTGTTAGGACTAAAGGTAGTCACCACCATTTCAAACATCCAACCAAAAAAGGAATTGTAACAATACCGCATCCAAAAAAAGATGTACCGAAAGGAACGGTTAAATCAATTCTAAAACAGGCGGGGTTAAATTAACCCCCGCCTTTTCTTTATCACTGATATAATATACAACCCGTTAGATGCTGTCGGGAATAATTTACAGCATCATAACTTAAAATCGTACAGAATGGAACGCAAAATCGTAGTCTACGTCGAAAAAGCAGACGACGGGATCTATTGGGGTACTACACAAAATATTCCAGGTGTAGTTACTGCTTATGGAAATTCTTTAGAGGAATTAAAAGAAAACTTACGTCAAGCCTATGACGATTATTTGGAACTTGCAGAAGAAGAGGATGAAAATTGGTTAAAAGAAGTGCAAAATTTTAAAGGCTTCGAATACAAATTAGACATTCCATCATTTTTTAAACTATTACCTGAAATTAAGATTTCTGCAATTGCTGACAAGGCAAAAATAAACGCATCATTAATGCGTCAATACGCAACAGGAAAGGCAAACGCCTCGGAAGAACGAGCCAAACAAATTGAGAAAGCAATTCACGAATTAGGTGAAGAGCTACTTTCGGTACATCTTTAAATTAATACTTTGAACTTGATTTCTAATGGAGCACTTTTTGTGCTCCATTTTTTTTATCCCTTTTAAAATTTAAGAAGAATTTAAAGGATTTATAAACTAACATCAATTTGCTTCAACATTTCTCGATCTCTTTTTTCTTTATTCACCTGATAGATGGAGGTAGTTTTGGAAGTTGTATGACAAGCCATTTTCATAGCTTTATCAATTTCTAAGGTATCTAAAAAACTATGTTTTAAAGAATAAAAATCTGCAGTAATTTTTAATATTTTACCATCATCATATTTAATCTTATCTGAATTTTTTACAAGCCGATACCAGCGCCTTGTTATTTGATTAGAATTCACATTTGTTTTGCCTGGTTTTAATCCTTTAGAGAATATATAATCTCCGTTTTTAGCTTCTTGTAATAACTCTTTCCATAAATTAATAACTGGCTTGAGAATGACCTTCGTAACTTCTTTGTATTGATTCCCTTTTTTTATAGTTACATTGAATTCTTGGATATCTAAATTTACATCCTCTTTTTTCAGTGAAAAAAATTCTGTTGATCTACCTCCAGAATAAAGAAATATCATTGCATATCTCCAAAATTCATAATAATTTTCTTCCAAATAATTTAGTACAGTTTTCAATTCAAATGAATTAAGAGTCTCTCTTTTCTTCCTAACTGTTTTTTTGCTTCTTATGTCTCTGGTTAAATTTGTTTGACAACATTCATATTCCAAAAGCTCAACAAATATTCGTGAAATGTACTTGATGTATTTATTAAAATAATTATCAGGAAGGTTGCAATTTTCAAACATCAATTTCAAATCCTTTCTTTGTAGCTCCGAAATTGTTAGATCTAATTTATTGAGTTTTTTGGCCGCTTTTGCAATTCTCTTAATTGCACATTCAATTTGATAAATATGCTTTTCTGAAGCTTCAACTTTTGTAAGAGCGATTTGAAAAGCTGTTATGAAATCAAGATCTCCATGCAGTTCAGCTTCATTCAAATTTTCTACCACTACATATTTATCTAATATTGGATTAAAACCTTGCCTATTTTCGTGAATCTCATTCTGAATTAAAATCCTTGTTACCTCCCTCCTTTCCTTGAGGTCCTTATACTCATTCATACCTTTTACAATGCAAAGCTTCTTTTTTCTCAAAGAAGTAGGATCATAAAAATAGTATTGAATGTACCAATCTTTGTTCAAAAGAGTTTGGCCACCAGTTTTATAATTTTTGGGATTGACTGATGGAGTGCTCATGGAGCATCCGTTTGGAAGTAGAATTCGTTTTGCCAT